TTGACCGATATATTTGGCTCGTCGTTTTGGCTGCCCTCCTTATAATATGCGATGCGGATTTCTTTTATATATAATGCGCCATAAGTACAATATAATTAATTACTTATAATGCGGTGCGGTGCGCGGTGCGGTCTTATACTGCATTATATAACTTTGTAATACTTTATATAACTTATTATTACTTTTTATTAGGAATGACATTTATTACTTAGTAATATTATGTAGCTCATGCGGAGCTAATACAAACAGTTAACAAGGAGATACAAATGGAAAAAACTTTAAAGCAATTAGACAAGGCGTCTGATCTATTATATGTACTTGCTTATGCTATTGATAAAGGTTTAACCAAAGATGATATTGACCAGAGTTGGATTGATTCAGCTAAAAAGCTATCAAGAGAAATAGATAACCACATGAAGTATTTAACCGACTTAAACACAGCTAAAAGCATTGTAAATAGTAAATATTATAAATAACCCTTTTTTAATAGGAAAGTTAGGGGGTGGAATTGCTTTCACCCTCTAAAAAGGAATAAAACAAAATGAAAGAAAGTATAAAAATAAAAGACATTTTTAGGAGAATTAGTCAGTTAAAGAAGTGCTTTTATAGTCCAACATTAGGCGGATTGTATTATTCATGTGTGCATGAAATAGAAATCATATTTGATGAAAATATGAATCTAGATGAAGAGGCAACTATTAACCGCTTTAAAGCTGAATTAAAAAATATAAAAGATATGTACGAATTAAACCCCTCTAAAAAGGAGAAATAATAAAATGGATAGTACACAATTAATATTAAAAGGATTAGGCAAGAAAAAAGTCAGATCAATTCTTAATAAATGGATGAAAGACCAAATTAACGAATGTTTAGAGTTTAATACTGAAATAAGACTTAGTTCAGTTATTTGGCTAGAAATGTATGTTGATGGCATGGAAGAACAAGACGATGCCTTTGAGGTTGATGATCTATTTCAATTTATCGGAAACAAAATATAAAACCCCTCTAAAAAGGAGAAATAAGACCATGAGAACACTAAACCAAAGAAGAACAAAAGCAGTAAACGAGTTAAGAAAAGTAATAAATAAAATGATGCCAAAAGCCTACGAACTTTTAAAAGATGGATTTCAAATTAAAAAAGATGGCTCTTTATATCAAAAACAAGTTACCGCATTAAGAGAAATATTCCTTAAGCATCAAACAAGCAAAAGCCAACAATATTGGTTAGAAGAAAGTAATTACAATGTCTTAATGCGCTTTAAGACATCTTATTATGATACAGAAGAAAAGCGCTCTTGTTCTTATGCAGATGAACACCAATATATAATAAGGCATGATTATTCTTTAATGAGCGACTCTATAAAATCATCGGAATTATTAGCATTTAATACAAAACATTTTCCGACCTTTACAGAAAAGCAAGTTGAAAACAAATACAATAAAATCAGAAATATTGAAAAGAAGATTAAAATATTACAAGATTCTATTTCTGAGATTAAAAACCCTATTAGAAACCATATTAGATAATTAAAGGAGAAATAAAAAATGTTTGTTTGTTATTATTGCAGAAAAAAACGGGATTCTATGGGGTATATAGAGACTAAAAAGCATCCTTGTTGTGCTAAGTGTAACCGAGAAAAAAAGATAAAGGATGATCCAAACAACCCATACACAATAGCCATGAATAAATGGAAAGAACAAGAACTTAAAAAGCAATTAACCAAAGGAGATTAAAAGCTATGCAAGTAAACACATTTTTACCAGGATTTAACGGGTTTTATGAATCAATTTATGAACCAAGTGAGGATTTTGAATTAGATCATATTAATGACATAAGGCTAGAAAATAATTTAGATCCGATTGAATTTGATGACTTGGAATTTGATTATAAGTCATATTATCAAGAAGTATCTCAAGAAATTACCTTAGTAGTGGAAAGCATATTAAAAGATTTAAAGCTAGTTAAATCTATTGAATATCAATCTTTAGTATCTCCGAAATACTATAATTTTTCTAATGATTCTATTGAAGTAGGCATTATCCCTAATGCAAAAAACATTGTTAACTATTGGAATAAACATAAAAGTAAATGGAATCAGTATTTAAAGGATAATTACACCTCATACGATGGATTTATTTCATCCTATGATAATGAAAATTGGAGTATTGAAACCATTTTAGAAGGTGAGCATGAATTAGGATCTTTTTTACAATTTGCTTTAATGAATGAAGGAATAGGTGAATATGATATTTATGAGGATGTGGAAAGTGCAAGTTATATATCATGTAGTAATTATGATGATGCAATTACAATGGCAGTAAAGCCGCAAATTCCATCCATTTTGCAAGGAAAATTAATTTTTGGGTGTATGGATCAAATCAACGCCTTAAAAGAGTATAACAAAAGATTAGATAATTGGAATCAAAGAACAAAATAACATTTTCTCCCTCAAAGGGTGGGGTAGCTCCGCATAGCAACGCCCCACCCTTACCCCTCGGAGAAAGTAAAGGAGAGTAATAAATGAGTTTATTTGAAGATAAAACCAAAGACCAAGCTATTAAAATTGTTTTAAATCATTACTCCATAGCGTGTAATGATAGAATTGAAACCTTAATTGAAGATAGTTGCAGAGGTATGAATTGTAATTGTGATATTAAACAAGAAAGCTGCATAGAGTGTGGTTTTTGGGCAGATGGAGTAAAGAATTATCAAATATGTTTACAAGATATAAAAGATTTTAAAAATAGATACATGAAGGAGAGTAAATAATGGAATACTATATAAAATTAGAATGTTTAGGTAGGGATGAACCTCTATTAGAGGTTGAGGGTGGATTTGGTTATGATTCAGCTAATAAAGATGAAAGCAAGATAGCAATATTTAAAACTTTAGAAGATGCTAAAGAACAATGTGAGATGAGTGATGAATTTATAGTGGATAAAAAAGGTGTCATTCATTATTTCGGTGAGGAATGTTCTGATTGTATGAGAAATCTCAGACATCCCGATGAAATAATTGATGATTGTGATTCATGTAATAATTCAGGAACTATAAAAAATAATAAAGGAGAGTAAATAATGATCAACCTAGTAGCAGTATTAATCATAGTGATAGGCGGTATAATAGCCAAATATCAGACAGATTTAAACATAGAGCGGAATAATACCGATTCATGGCGAGAAACCGCAATGATGTTAACCAAGCAAATAAACATGAAAAAGGAGTTGCAGAGATGAAGTGTAAAAAATGCACCAAAGCCAAAAGCTGCCAAAAATGTGAACAACACATTAATTGGATATTAAAGGATTTAATGAACTTTATGGATAAATACAGTTCTGAGGATCAGAGAACCACCCAAGCTAAGATTGGAACTATGTCTCATAATTACATAGATAAACTAATGAAGGAGCAATAACATGGAATATAAAAAAATAATTAAAGAATGCAATATATATTATTTAATAAATTGTATAAAAAATTGTGGTGTGCAGATGTTGACAGAAGATGAGGTTTATGTATATAAAAAAACTTGTGAGGATTGTTATTATGTTAATGAGATGAATAGATCAGAGTGTTGTGGAGCAAAGGTATATGATGATACCGATATTTGCTCAGAGTGTAAAGAACATTGTGATGTTTGGGAAGATAAGGAGTAGTAAGATGGATCATAAGGAATTACAGGAAAGAATAGAGCAATTCTTTGAGCTAGACCTAGAGAATTGTTTGTTGACCAGGAAAGACTTTTGTGAAATTATAGCTAGTTTTATCAAAGACCCGATTAAAACAAGAGACCACTACCTAGAAGAAATCAATCTATACTTTGAAGAAAGGAGCTAGTGGGATGAAAGTCAAAGAGTTAATTGCAATACTGCAAGAGTGTGATCAAGATCTGCCCGTATTTGGTTTTGCTAATGAAGATATTCACGATATATCAGTAGATAATACTATTTCCGATAGAGTAGATATAAATGTACATGATAATGTATCTGAAAAGGAAGGTTAACCATAGAAATCATATACAACGTCATGCTTTTCATTTGGGTTGCATTTAGGACAATCTTCTACTTGCAACCCTCTCTTTGGTAGGTTTGACCAATAGTATATATTTACTAAATATTTCCTTCCTTTATCATATCTGTACATACCTTCAGTTTCATAAACTCCACATTTCTTACAACATAATAATCCACTTATTTTCATGTTAACTAACCCCGTTCATTATATGATGTAGTTATGTAGTTACTCGTCGTGAAAAAATATCCCACTTTTACCCTTAACTACATAACCACATAAATTACATACACAGCGATTCTATGTATTTTCACTTTCATATTGCTTCAATTCGGTGTGGTTAAAATCATAATGGTTTCTTTTTTCCTTATAAATAAAACCCCACTTTATCATTGTATTTAGATACCTACTTAACTTGGTATCGTAATTTGTTTTCGTTGGCATCCAACCCTGATCTGCTTGTACAAATTTCCATATTCTTTCTTTATTAAAAGATTCCCCATTTGTATAATTATAAAAGCTGATAATCACTTCCATTTCCCACCGCTTCTTTGCTTCCATAACATGAAGTTTCTCATTGGTAATGACTGCACCTCTTTCAAATAATACCTCTTCCCGATTCCAATTCAGTTTAAAAGCCATACCATTTAATTCACAATGCTCATCCCTTACCTTTGTAATCTTACCTCTTCGTAAATCTGTCCCCAGGGTGCTATCACCTATCTGAAATACATTGTGTACATAATTGGTTAAGTGTTTACCCCCATGAATGAGTCCTTTACTTAATATAGGCTCTTCATCGTGGTTGCTGCTTTTATTATGATGTCCTACCAAAACAATGGAGTTGCCTGTCTGAGTTTTAATTAATTGTATCATCGACAGGATCTGTTGTAAGGCGTTATTATCGGAAAGGTCTTGGTTGGTACTCGTATAGATATTATCTACGATAATTACCCCATTTTTGAGTCCTACATCCTCTACTGTATCCTTAATCTTCTGCCATTGATCGGTAAACATCATATCATTGTCATCAAATCTTGCTATTTGTACCTTTGTATCTTCAGGGAAATTGGTTCGTACTGCCTTTACTCGATTCGATAGTTGCTCTAACGAGAGTTCAAATTGAATCAGTAATACATCTTTTTTATTGACATGAAACCCTAAAAACTCAGTACCACTTGCAATAGCATACGCCATCTGCAATACAAACCAAGTTTTTCCTACTCCATCTGTTCCCGCCACCAAGCTGACCCCACCTTCGTAAAGGAGATATTGTACGATTGGTTCGGGTGGGGTATTGTATGATGCGGTTAAGTCCGAGGTATCAATAACATCATATCCTCTGCTTGGTAGCTTATATTCAACTGCGTTTTGAATACTAGCCTTTAATTCTTTGTATTGATACGCTTCATCTTCCTTATACTTGGTAAATTCGTCTCGTATATCGTATCCTTCGGGTAAATACTCACTCCAATTTGTAATATATACCTTAATTCCTCTGCTTTCGGTCTTAATTCGTTGCGCCAGTCTCTCTGCACCCTCTCTTCCTGGCGTGTCATTATCATACGCGATATAGATATACTTAAAATCAAGGATTGGACTTAAATCTTCGGGTACTGACCCTGCCCCTGCACTAAAACTGATAGCATTGTTAGGACATACCAACATATCGGTTTCACCTTCACATATAATTAAGGGTTTATTCTTATCGTAATCCTGTAAAAGATTCAATCCATAGATTTGGCAATGCTTATCTCCTTCCACCCAATACGATTTATGTATTTTAATTCCAGTTACCTTGCCACTTTGATCCAAATAATTAAAGACTTTAAGTCCATCATCGGTATACCCTACCTTCATCTTTTTAAGTCTTGGTAAGGATTGTAAGTGTTGCGCGGGTACATTCTTTATATACCTATCCGCGGTAGCATCCAAACTTCCCTTTATTTCGCGTTTAATGGGGTGTATATGCCCGTTTTTTACAGGAGCTTCACCGTTAATCATCTTCTCAGGATTTTTCATGTCCAGAGACTTTGCAAGTAAGTAGGCATTACCCTTCCATCCGCAGCTAAAACACTTGCATTGACCATTGGTAAGGTTAAAAGAGAAAGAAGGTTTTATATCTTCATGTGTACCAAGTGGACAACTGCCCTTCCCTTGATCACCGTTGTATTTTACTCGCTCTACTCCTACCTCATATTCATAAAAATACTTAAAATCAGGCATCTTTCAGATCTTTATGAGCAAATCCTACGCCTAATGGGTTTTCATGTATCTCTTTATCTAGCTTTTCAAATGCTTTTTCTTCGTGATCCATCGCCCACAACATAATCGCATAGTTCACTAAGTCCTGACATCTTCCCTTGAGTCCTTCTGATCCTTCTTTTCCTGAAATTATATAGGCGCGTATAGAGTCCATGTGCTTTAACATATACACTAAAGCCACCATTTTTGCATCTAAGTCTAAGCGTTGACCAATAGATTTAAAGTTTTTGAACTTGTCACTTGAATCCACGCAGTATTCACGACCCTTCTCTATCTGTATATTTTTACACTCTTCTAAAAAAGCATCACTTAGCTTAAAAAATGTATCTACTTGCATTGTATCTCCTTATTTATATCCTACTTTCATGTAGTAATTGTTACCAAATTTCTGTACTTCTTCTCTTTTTGTTGGAGTTTTGCCTATGCAATACCCCCATTCTATTGCTCCCTCGCGCATTTCAGCTAAAATCTGCGAGGAAGAAAGTTTTTCTTTAATCTTTATGTTGATCGTGTAGTAAGTCATCTCTTATAGGCAGATATACAAGAACATCTGCATTGCATTTTTTATTTGGACAAGATAGGTTACTTACGATTCCATCACCTTCTAATCCATAGTCCTCGTAAGAAAAATCCCCACCCCAAATCAATTCTGTATTACAATGCCAACAATTCATTTTAACCAATCCTTCATTTTCATTAGTACCACCGTTTCTCCTCGATCTGCCCTGGTCATCACCAAATCACAATTCCCAAAGGCTAACCATTGTGGAATACTTTTTCTTCTTTTTGCTTGTATCTTCAAAGTTTTTTTGTCCTTCTTTGCTACTATATCCACATCTTCAGTAAACCCCATACTTCTACCATCCGATCCCCAAGCGCGTTTGACCTTATAACCCGCTTTTGAAAGTTGCTCTACGAGTTCCCTTTCATAAGTGTTTCCTTTTGATTTAGATTTACTTGCCATTTTCTGCTGCCTCCAAAAATCCTAAAAGGATGTCATTCAGGAGTTCTTTCATCTTTAAATTTTTACTATAACAGAATGTTCTAAACCGTTGGTATACATCTGGTTGAACCGTTAGTCTATGCCTAGTAGATAACTGCATACGATTGCTACCCTGACTATTTAGTTCAGGTTTAATCTTCTTAATCAGTTTAGATTCTAAGTCATGTGCAGCTCCATAAGTAGTGGCAGGCTTCATC